TTGAATAGAAAGGAGGAGTCGTGTTGCCTAAGCAAGGGATGCTGCAATGCATGAGTACGAGGCTGCGCCGGATGAGAACACGGAAGTGGAAGAAAGCCTGGCTGAATAGCCACAACATGCGAACGCAGGGTACGCAAAGGTGGCATGCCGCAGGATGAGACAAGCCTTTAAGCAAAAGCTCATTGAAATTATTCCAGCGCTGCAAGGGCGTGTATACGATGTTCAGCCACCGTCGCAGACGGCAGAGGAGCCGTATGCTGTTATGGCGCTGGGCGAGGAAATTTGGAAGTCTTCCTGGGCCGGCTATCGGCAGGTTGTTCGCATCAAACTGTACGCAGGACAAGCCGGGCTGGCGCAGGCTGATGTATGGGCGAATGCCCTGATTGCCGGGCTGCACCGGGAACCAGTGACAGGTGCAGGTGAGGACACATCGGCTTTTACCGCGCACTATTTGGGTGTGCGGGATGCAGAAAAGCTGGACACTGTTACGGGCAAGGCCTATAGAACGCTGCGTTTTGGCGTGTATGTGCCTGAGACGGAAGGTGATTCGGCCGTTCCAGCAAACGGTGCTACACAGCCGGAAGAGTGGCTGGCCGCGCTGGTCCGCTGGACGCAGAAGCAACTGGGCGAAACGTGGTCGATATACGCCGACGCTTGGCCCGCACAGCCGGGACGGCACGCGGTACTGTGGCGGATGAGCGGCTGCGAAACTAGGATGGCGGGAGCCTCCATGTATGAGCTGCGCAAACGGTTCATCGGGCATATTACCGCCCCAGACACCACTGAAGAAAACCGCGCAGCTTCCGCACTGATCGAGGGCTTTGCCGCTCAAATCCAGCTTCCTCTGGATCAGGACAAGGGCCGTTATATGTCTACAGCTGAAGCTTCAGCTGATTTGCAGGCAGATGCCATTTTAGACGGTCAGCTTCGGCTGATGCTGGTACAGCGGCGTATGCGCCCAGCTGAGGAAGCAGCGTTGATTCGCAGAGTGGAAATTCATCCTATTTTGAAATGAGGTGGTCCGAGTGACCTTGGAAAACCATGAGAAGGCCCCGGTACATTCCGGGCAGGAAGCAAGTGGCCCTCGCTATACACTGGAGGAGCTAAAGGAGCACGCAGAACAATTGTTTTCCGTGAAAGAAGAAGTGCTGGCAGGCGCCTTTTTTGGCACACAGGACAAGCTGTTTACGGTAGCAGAAGCACACACTAAAATCGAACAATTTATGAAAGCGAAGGTGGACTAATTATGGCAGGCGGAACATGGGAAAACACGAATAAACCGGTATTGCCGGGTTTGTATATGAATTTTCAGGCAGCAGCAGCTTCAGCAATTCAAGGTGGGTCACGTGGTACGGTCGTTGTACCCGTTAAGGCGAATTGGGGCCCTGTACGTGAGTTTGTAGAGATCGGCAGTGAAACGGCAATCAGCCAAATCTTTTCCGGTGACAGTCTGGACGGTGCGACCGCGTATTCGACGCTGTATCTGGCTTTGCTGGGCGGTCCGAAAAAGCTTCTAGCCTACCGTTTGGCAGATGATACAGCTGCTGAAGCATCTGTGACGCTGAAAAGCGGCGGTGCGACCCCGGCGGATGTGCTGCGCCTGAAGGCTTTGTACACAGGTAGCCGTGGTAATGGTTTCGCTGTAACTGTACAGCCAACTTTGGGCGATGAGCAAGCTCGTGAGGTGCGCCTCTATGAAGGAACCAAGCTACTCGGCACGTACAAAGGCAGTGACGGTACAGCAGCCTCTATTGCCAAGGCCATGAACGAGAACAGCGAAAACGTATGGGTGAAGGCCGAGGTTGTTGGCGACGGCGGCATTCCGGTGGATGTCAGCGGCGTACACCTCACTGGCGGCAACAGCGGCAATAGCAAGCTGGTTAATGCCGATTACATCGCGATGCAGGAGGCACTTGAAGGACAGGAATTTAATGTCTTGGCCCTGGATTATGCAGCTGATCTGGCATTGCTGCAAAGCTTTGCTGCCTGGATCAAGCGTGTTCGCAACGAAGGTAAAGGCGTTATCGCTGTATTCGGCGGTTCTGCGGCAGATGATGTGTCCAAAACAGCCGTCAGCTTGGCCTCTGCACGTTCCCTGGCGCTGAACCACGAAGGCATCGTGAACGTCGGTACAGGTGTACGTCTGGCAGGTACGGACTACAGTTCCGCCCAAACGGCTGCTTATGTAGCCGGGCTGATCGCAGGCCAACGTCTGAATCAATCGGCGACGTATGCGGTTACGCCTTTTGAGGATGTGACCCGTCGCTGGACACGTTCCGAGCAGGAGCAGGCAGTCCGTAATGGTGTCTTCCTATTGTTCTTCGATGGTCGTCAGGTCAAAGCGCTGCGTGGCATCAACAGCTTGGTGAACCCGGCTGCTGGACAAAACAATGCATGGAAGAAAATTCGTTCCATCCGTGTCATGGATGCTATTAATGCTGACTTGCAGCGTGCAGCCGAAGAGACTTACATTGGCAAAATCAACAACACGGTGGAAGGTCGTCTGGCGCTTATCGGTGCGATCAAAGAATACCTGGCACAGCTGTCGCTGAGCAACGTCATCGAAGCAGACGGCTACGATGTCATTCTCGACCCAGCTTACTACGGAGATGCGCCAGTTATCAAACCGGAGCCGGATCAAGTGTTCCTGCAATGGAACGTGAAGCTCACCGACGTGATGGAACAACTGTTCGGCACATTTTACGTGCAATAAATAAGCATTTTACGTGTATAAGCAATTCGCAGGCAATCAGCAGAAATGGTGTAGCTTGTTAACAACGAGGATTTTGTGAAATCCCGAACTATATTATGAATCATTTTGAGGAGGAAAAAGAAATGTTGGATGCTTCAAGAGTCATTTTAGGTACGTATGGTCAGGCGCATGTGGACGGGGTGTGGCAGACGAATATCAACAAGCTGGAAGCCAGCGTGGAAATGGAAAAACGCGAGCTGAATCTCGTGGGCAATGAGTGGAAGGTGCACAAGCGCGGTATCAAAAAGGGAACGGGAACAATGAGTGGCTACAAGGTCACATCCGATATGATTCGTCGCGGTTTTAACCGTTTTGAGATTATTACTAAATTGGATGATCCAGAAGCCTTCGGACATGAAAGTATTCGTCTCATTCGTTGCACTGCTGACAAAATCCAACTGGCCAACTGGACAGCAGGAGAAGAAGTACAGGAAGAAACGACCTTCACCTTTGAAGGTTATGAGCTGCTTGATCCGATTGTAGCAAACTAAATTGGAAAACGGGGGATGGGATGCTGTGAGACGTTCCGTTCCCCAAATACAAATAAACAATAAGGGAGAATGACTTATGAGCTTGAATGAGATTATGACAGAAGAACAAATTTTGGACAGCCTGTTTGAAGCTGCTGAAAAACTACCTGAGGAAACGGTCCGCATCAAGCGCCTCGACATGAAAATTGTGCTGCACGGCCTGACCTCCAGTAAGGTGGACAGCATTCGTGAACGCTGCACGATTCGACGGACTGTGAAAGGTGCAGTGGATGAGAAGGTAGATACTGAAACGTTCAACGCCTTGTTGATTTCGGAAGCTACTGGAAAGTTGGAAGTGAAGGGCCTGTCCCTTAACGGTTGGGGCGATCCCCGGATTACAAGCCGCTTGAAGCTGTCCGGTGGCGAACAGTCTGTCCGCCGTATGCTGCTGGCGGGTGAACTGGATGCAGTAGGGGATAAGGTGCTGGAACTGTCCGGTTTTGGTGTTGAGATTGCTGATCTAAAAAACTAATCAGCTCCGGGGGAATGACGACGATGCTGTACCACTTGTGGGTCCGGCACCACCTCCGCCCCGGAGACTTTTGGCGGCTTCCCCGCGGTGAGCGCATGCTGCTGCTGGCGTTTGCCGAACAGGAAATGGATAGCATAGCAGCTTCAAAAGCATAAACAAGGAGGTGAACATGATAGATGGCAGAAGCATTAAATTACCGCATGAACCTTGTGATTGATCCTAAAAACGTCATTAAGGCGAACAGAGAATTGCGCGCAATGGAACGCTATTTTGAGCGGATTCAAGGACGTGTGTTGAAAATCGGCCGCACTCGCATGGCCCCGGAAATTGTACTGAACGATATGGCCTCCAAAGGGCTTGATAATCTGTTGAACAAGATTAACCGGGTCAAATCCCAGATTATTAACGCCTCGGGGAATGTAAATGTGAAGGTAAACTCCCAATCTGGCTCAGGCTCCCCGAAGACTGATAACAATCCGAGTATCGTTTTGCTAAGCACGGCGGTGCAATTGAATACTATAGCTGTAAATGCCAATACAGCAGCAATTGTTGATTTAGGTACTAAGTTGGGATCTGTGACACCAGCTGCAGAGAAAAAAGAAGAGCCTAAGGACGCATTAACTCAGGTAAAGGATTTTCTTGGTAATGTAAAAAAAGTTGGTGAAGGGGTAAAAAGCATATCTGAAGCTCCTGAAGCATTTAAAAAATTTAAAACTGATTTTGGTATTTTAAAGGGACCGCTCCAGGGAGCTAACCGAAGAGAGAAGTTTAAAGATTTTGCTAGTAAAGCATTAAATGTAGGGAAATCTGGGGGTGAGTTTTTAGAAAAATTTGGAGGGTCTTCAGATTTAATTGAAGGCGGACAGGGATTGTTTGATCAGGCTAAAAGCTTGGGGATGATAAATCCGAGTGAAGCCGCTGGTGTGGTGCCTAGCGCTGCAAGTTCGAGTGCTGCGGCAGATGCAGCCTCAAGTATTATCAGACCAAGTAGTGTTGCAGGTGCAGCTGAGGAAGCTGGATCAGGCTTATTTAAGAACTTTTTAAAAGGTGGAGCGAAAAAACTGTTGGGACCTTTAAGCTATGGAATGGATATTGTGAACATCGCGAAGGCTACCTCTGGTAAAGAACGTGCAGAAGCTATCGGTTCCACAGTTGGTGGGACTGCTGGTTCTGCATTAGGCGGAGCTATCGGTTCATTTTTGCTTCCGGGTATTGGTACTGTGGTTGGTTCTACACTTGGGGGTATGGCGGGAGACTTTGTCGGTGGGAAAATTGGTGGATTAGTCTCAGATTATGGTCCAGCCATGATGGACAAAGCGAAGTCCGCTGGTAAATTCCTTGGAGAAAAAGCTTCCCAGGTTACAGGCTGGCTTTCTGATAAGGCTGGAGATTTTGGTAAAGGCTTTTCTGATTTCTTTTCTTTTGGTAAAAAAGATGAACCTAAGAAAGAGCCAGCTAAGCCACCTGAAGCTCCTAAACCAGCAACCTCTAAACCAGCAATCCCACCTCATTCGAATTTAGGTAAGTCATTTGAGCCCTTAACACCTATGGCTATAAATTATAGTGCTAGTGCAGTTGCAAACGTACCTCCGCAACCAGGCGTAAAAGGTGTTCCTAATCCTTACGGACCGATGGCTATAGCTAACCAGGGAGTCAATCCAAACCCACTACTGAATACTGCGGCTCATGCAAACAATGGAGCCAAAGCTAAAGGCAAAGGTAATGGTAATCCAACTCCTCAAGTAGTACAGATCAGTCCTGAACAAATGGGAACACTGTCTGGCTTTTTGAAGGATTTTAAAACGGAAACCACCAACCAATTCAATCTTCCTGCGGGGGCTGTACAGGTCACTGTACATGAGAACAAACTGGATGTGGATGGGCTTATTACGCAAATTGGCTACCGTCTCAAAGCTGAAATTTTGCGTGCAACGCAGAATACCAAGCCAGCAGGCGCTGGAGCTATGTAATGGAGTAGATGGTAGCAATGGGGAAGGAGGAAAGAGATGGAATTTAGTTTGACGGATGGTAAGGGGAAAAAGTTTCAGTTTCCAGTAAACCCTGAGGAAGTGACGATCTCACGGCAAAAGGGATTTGATACAACGACAATTTTATCCTATGGGGAGTTTGACTTCCCACAAGGGGAGAAGGTGAAGGAAATCTCCTTCTCTTCTTTTTTTCCGAAAGAATACAATCCAGCGTATTGCACATATGAAGATATCCCTGATCCGCAGGAGGCCATGAACACGTTGAATGGCTTTTTGTTATCTAAAAACCCGCTGCGTTTTATCATCACGGAGACAGCCGTGAATGTGCCAGTAATTGTGGCATCCCATAATTCCACCTTTCGCGGCGGCGAGTATGGGGATGTGAATTTTGATCTGTCACTGCGGACCTGGAGTGATATGAAAGTTGCCAAAAAAGCTGGCGTCACGGGAAGTAAGACGGCTGCGGTCAACAAAAAACCTCGCACAGATATGAAAGAAAAGAAAAAAACATATACGGTTAAGTCGGGTGATTCCTTGTCCAAAATTGCCAAGCTGGAGTTGGGGGACAGTTCGCAATGGAGTCGTATTTATCAGCTTAATAAAAAGGTCATTGGACAAAATCCGAATGCAATTAAACCGGGTCAAAAGCTGGTGTTATCATGAGCTACAAAGTCATTTTACAGGATAAATATGATTTATCTCCTCTCGTGGAGAACATTAATTTGAGGGATTCGCTGGAGCAAATCGCCTATCAGGGCACGGTCAATCTGGTCGTTACTCCGGATATGCCCGCCATTTCCCCTGGGATGTCCATTCGGGTTAGCGGAATTCCTTATGGCAAAAAGGATTATGTCCCCTTGCTGTCTCCAGCAGTGATCTGGGAAGTAGAAACCTCTAACAACGGGCTCAAACGTATGACGTTGACGTTATATGACCGTACAGTGTATTTAGACAAGTCCGAGGATGAATATTTACTCCCTGCTAAGCAGACGGCTACTCAGCGTTTTCAGAAGTATGCTAGGGACTGGAAGCTGAAAATCGCTTCATTGCCAGATACGAAAAAAACGCTGGGACGCGCCGTATACCGCACACAATCCATCTATTCTATGATGCTGGGAGATCTGCGCGAAACGGCAAAGGCGGGGGGGAAGCTGTATCATCCACGGATGATTTCTTCCGGGCTGGAGCTGTACGAGCTGGGAACGAACAAAGATGTGTATGTTTTGGAGAGAGTGACTGATACGACACAGTCCCGTACGCTGGAAGGTGCGGCCACAAGAGTGAAGGTACTGGCTACGGCTGCTAGTGAATCAGGCAATGAGGTACCATCCAAGGTGATGGCGCTTGAGGAGAAGGACATTGCCAAATATGGGACACTTCAGGTGATCGTGCAGGATGACGAGGTCAAGTCTGGTGCAGCAGCACGTGAGTTGGCCAAAAGTAAGCTGAGAGGCATACAACAAACGATATCGGTAAATGCACCGGATATGAACACGATTCGAGCAGGAGACGCGGTAATGTTAGGCTCCATAAAGTTATTGGTCATTTCGGTGAGCAGGGAATTAGGTAACCCCGGCAGTATGTCGCTGGAGCTCGGAACGTATGACGATGTAAAAAGGAGGTTTTACCTTGAATAAGGACCCCTATGGGCATTTGGCTACTGCGCTGCAATCTTCATTTCATAAGCATACCAAGCAAGCGCTGAGTGGAGTGGGCGCGGTATTAGGCACGATTACCTCCACGGGACTCAAGCTGGACGATTTTAAACATGAGCTTCAGGATTATCTGGTCGCGGAGTTGCCGGGACTGCTATCTGTACCACGCCATATGTATAAAGGCACCTCAACCGCAGTGGAATCGGAAAATTGGGAAGGCAAAGAGCTGAAAACTTCCTTTTATATCGGGGAAGACGAGCTGGAGGATGTGAATCTCAGTTTGAACGAAGGACTCAAGCCCGGAGATCGTGTACTGGCGGTTCGGGTGAATAGCGGCAATGATGTGGTAGTCGTATGCAAGGTGGTGAATGGACGTGGCTAATTTGTTTCCCGAAACGGATGATATGATCTGGACAGACACGGATATGACCAACCCGGATGTACTGGAGGATAACCGTGCAGTATTTGGTCGAAGCTGGCGGTTTGATTTTGAAGCTGGTGAGTTTGTTATGAGCCCTAGCCGTAAAATCGTGACTACAGGCGAGAAAGAAGCCTGGGTACAGTGGTGTGAAAAAGCGATTCGCACTCCTCGCTACCGGCATGTGATCTATTCACCTGACTATGGGAGTGAGCTGGAGGAGCTAATTGGCAGCAGCTATGGGCACGGTGTGCAAGAAAGCGAAATTAAACGCATGGTCACGGAGGCATTACTAGCAGATGCACGTACGGCTAGTGTGGATCAGTTCACGTTTCGCTGGGAAGGTGAAGCGTGCCATTTTAGCTGCCAGATTACGAACGTGCGAGATGAAACAGAAATTGTGGAAAGTGTGGTGATCTAATGGCAGACTTGCCGGAATATTTGGTAGACCAGACGGAAGAGGAAATTTTAAATCGGATGCTGGAAAAAGTGCCTTCGGACATGGATAAGTCCGAGGGCTCTTTTATTTGGGATGCACAGGCGCCGGTAGCGTTTATGCTATCCGAAGCGGCAATCTGGGCGCAGGAGCTACTGCGACGTGGCTTTGCCAGCACAGCAGCCAGCGACAACCCGGATTTTCGCTCGCCAGAGCTGGATTTGCGGACAGCAGAGCATGGGGTGACACGGCGAGAAGCGGTTGCGGCCTCAGGTATGGTTACGTTCACGGGCACAGCGGGAACGACTGTC